GTATTAATGGTGTTCAATATAACGCCAATTCTGCTGCTGGTAACTACGAAAAAGAGAATACGAATTTTCTGAAAATCTTTTCTGGAGAAGTACTAACAGTCTTCAATAGAGAAACAATTTTCAAAGACTTAACCCAAAAGCGTACCATTAGTTCGGGCAAGAGCGCAAGCTTCCCAATTACGGGTCGTTTTTCTAGCCGCTACCATCGTCCAGGCGATTGGATAACAGGTCAGGGAAACAAAGGGATGACAGGATCCAAGATTGTAACGATCGACGATCTACTTATCGCTGATGCTTCAATCTATGACCTTGATGAGGCCAAGCTTCATTGGGACGTTAGATCAATCTACAGTAAGGAATTAGGTAGGGCTTTATCAAGGGCCTATGACCAGCGTCTAGTCCGTACACTTCAAACAGCTTCCGAGTCTGATGGACGTGTTAAGGACTGGGATTCTAAGAGATTCCAAATCGCAGGTGGTACGTATGCTTCTGTAAGTACAAACACAGTTACTCTTTCTGCTAACTTCGCAACAGCTGAGCTTTCATACTGGGCTGTAGGTGAAGTGGTATATGGTGAGGACTCAGGTGCTTACGCTGTTATCACTACTGCTCCTACTAACGGTGCTGCAACCTTTGTTATTAACCCAATCGGTTCTATCGGTACTGGTACTAATGCAGGGTTCAAAGTTGGAGAACGTCTATTCGTTCTAAACGCACTACCAGGCGGAACAGCAATTACAACCTCAACTCTTAACGCAACTAGAGCAACTAGAGGCGATGAGATTGTTGAGTACTTCTACCAGGCTTGCCAAGCTCTAGATGAGAAAGATGCCCCTCGCGATGGTCGTGTCGCAGTGGTTGGACCAGGCGCATACTATGACTTGATTGCTTCTTCAAGGGCTATCAACACTGACTGGAACTCCGGCGGTGGTGAGAACGGCTCCTTCAAAGGTAATAGAGTTCTTAGTGTTGCTGGTTTCGACATCAAGGTATCTAATCACCTTGGTGACAACGCTTACAACTCAGCTCGTCAGGGCTATGTTGGACAAGCTAACCAAGCTGCTACAACTCGTGGTGAGCGTCCTAACTACATCAATGGTAAGGATGGTTCCGACGGAACTGCAGCATCAGGTACTAACGACTACTGGCAGGATGAGCAAGGTAATACCTCAAGTGTTGCTAACTTGTTTGCTCTATGCTTCACAAAAGAAGCAGTCGGTACAGTCGCTCTCAAGGATCTGAGTATGCAGATGACTGGTTCTGAGTACAAAGCAATGACTCAGAGCACCATGATGGTTGCTTCCTACGCTGTTGGACACGGTATACTCCGTCCCGACTGCTGCGTTAGCATCAAGCATGACGGTACAAACCGCTGGTAATTAATCTCTTAATTACGAATACAATAAGGGGAGGCGTAAAGTTTCCCCTTTTTGTTTAAATAATGGCAACTACAAAACTACAAGCAGTTAATACACTTCTTTCCATCATTGGGGAAGCACCTGTCAATTCTTTGGTTCCTCCTTTAACTGGAGATACAAGTCTTGCAGACAGTGTACTTGATGAAATAAGTAAAGAGATCCAAGGTGAAGGTTGGTCTTGGAACACAATGTTATACGATCAAATTCCTTTAGATACTAATGGGCATAGTTCTCTTCCTAGTAATACTCTTGCTATAAGGTTTAATCCAGTTTCATATCCTTCCCAACGGTTTGTATTAAGGGGTGTTAAACTTTTTGATCGAGTTAGAAATACTTATGACTTAAGAGGAAGTCTTGGAGTAGCTTTAACAGGTACTACTCAAAGTGATTTAGTTGCTGAAGTTGTTGAGGAACTTGCTTGGGATGATGTACCTGAGACTGGTAAAAGATATATAATGATCCGATCTGGAAGAATATTCTCTAATAGAGCTATAACTTCAACTAGCATAGAAGCTTACACCCAAGAAGATGAGGAGAACGCTCGTCAAATTCTGAAGCGTACAGAAGATATGGCTCAGAATAATAACTTCATTAGTGGTCCTGATGATTTATATGATGGACGGGTAATGACTGTCTTTGGTCCTGATATCCTTAACCGCTAATGTCTAAAGAAATTTTTAGTCAGATAATTGGTCCACTTAATAAAGGAGTGAACCAACAGGCAGATAGCTTTGTACTTCCAGGTTTTGCTAAGACTCTTGAGAACGCTAACTGTGATCTTGTAGAAGGTCTTAAGAAGAGACTAGGGTCTGTACCTCTTAAACAAGTAGATACTCTTACTAAGAATGCAGGTGGTAATACCTTAGTAGGAACTATTAAGTGGGATGAAGCTTGGGTTTATGTTTACAACAGGAGTACCGATGAAAGGTTCATACTTATTATTGCTGATGACAGCAGGACTGTTACTAAAACTGTTACTACTGTCAATAACTCTGCGGTGGTTACTGTAAGTTCAGGCGGTGTAACTGATTTATTCGTTGGCTCAGAAGTAAGTGGTACTAACATTCCTAGTGGATCAAAAATTGTTGAGATTGGTGCAACCACCTTTACTCTGGATAAGAACGCAACAGCAGCAGGTTCTAGTATTACTGCCACTATTGAATCTAACTACACATTCACTGCAGGAGTTTCTAATGTAGAGCCTATTAGTGGGACATTACCTAGTGTTGTACCAGTTGAGCAAACTTTTGCAAATATAACTAATACTAATCTTGAATATCTTAGAGGTTCAGGTAGAGCTAGAGATAGATTCAGAGCAACATCATTTCAAGATTATGTATTTATAACTAATATCCAGAAGAAGACTGCTTACGACAGTTCAGAGACTTTAACAAGATTTAATATTGGATCTATAAGCAATGTTTACCAACCTATAAAGGCTCAAGTTTGGGTCAAACTAGTTGACTACAATACACAGTATTCAGTTGATATTGAGTTAGACGACGGAGATAAGATAAACGGTCATTATATGACTCCTACTCTTACAGACTCTGCTGGTAATTCAAACATTGTCAGTTCTGCCACTATTGCAGAAAGACTAGTTACTTATACAACCACTATTACAGGTACTACTGCTAACGGTAATGCAAATATTACCAGTGTTAGCACTACTTCAGGTACAGGAGATATTTGGAAAGTCCACGGTGGGGAACTCATTACTGGTACAGGTATACCATCTAACACTTTTGTTAAAGAAGGAAGCGTTGATACTACAGCGGGTACTTTTACTCTTGCTAATGAAGCTGGGTCTAATGTAAACGCTACAGCTAGTGGAGCTGTAACACTAACTCTTAAGCACGGTCTTGATGATGTAGATATAAATAACAAACTTACGTTTGAAGTAAAAGACTCTCAAATATTAATAGGCTGTGCTAGTGCTTCTAGATATATCAAAAGCTTTGTAGCTTCTGACGCTAGAGGTAACAGCTTAATGTCTGGTTACTCTAGTCAGGTTACTTCTATTGTTGATCTTCCTACTACATCTTGGGAAGGTTACACAGTACTCGTAGCTCCAGATGGTACAGCAGATAAGAGTTCTTATTATTTGAAGTTTAACGCTGAGAACACTACTGTTGCTGGTACTTATGGTAGAGGTACTTGGGAGGAGTCAGGAGGTTGGGGAGCTAGAGGAAAGCTAGATGACAACACAATGCCTCACGCTTTTGTTTATTATAAAAACGATGATGGCTTAACTCGTTTTACTTTCCAACCTTTCAGTGGCAGTAACTACACAGATGGTTCTACAACTGTTGCAATACCTGGATGGGTTGTAAGGTTAGCAGGTGATGAAACAGAACAGCCAGGCCCATCCTTCTTAGGTTTTACTATTAGTGATCTTGTGTTCTTTAAGAACCGTTTAGGGTTCATTAGCGGAGAGAACGTAATACTCAGTGAAGCTGGTTCTTATTACAACTTCTGGCAGCAATCAGCTTTAAAGGTTATAGATAATGATCCTATAGATTTAACTGCTGTTAGTAATGATGTAGCTGTACTTAACTACGCTCTACAGCAACAGGATGAACTAGTACTATTTTCTAATGAGAACCAGTTCCGACTCTATTCAGGTGACAACGTAACGTTTAGTCCTGAAACAGCTTCTGTAGGTAGGATTAGTTCCATCACTATGGAAGCAAAGGTCAAACCACAGCAGGTAGGACCTCAAGTAATTTTCCCAGTTAGAGAAGGTGACTTCACTGGAATGCACACCTTCATTACTACAGACAGAACAGTAGGAATAAACCTAGGTCAAACTGCTGTTATTACAGAGACAATACCTAAGTACATCCCTAAGAACATAGATTCTTTAGCTGTAAGTAGGACTGATCAGT